GAGGTGGTCACGCCCGCGGCCACTGCAAATGCGTGGCATCCACCACGGCCTGGACGTTGGCGGCGGGCGTGACCACCTCGCGGTCCACCACGCCGGTCAGTCCGGAAATGATGGTTTCGATGCGGGAGCGCAGCACCAGCGCGCCAGGCGCCAGGCCGGCGAAATACGGCGTCAGCGCCTCCTTCGCGGCGGCCTTGACCACGGGAAGCGTCGTGCCGCTCACGCGCAGGCGCACCGTCACGTCCACGGCAACAGGCGTTGGCGCGAAGGCCCTGACGTCCGGGCAGGCGACCGGCCGCTTTGCGTCCAGTTGGGCCTGCACGTCAGCCACCAGCTCGTCGGACGGCAGGCCGGCGGCGGAAAGCACCGCCACGTCCACGGTCCCGATGCCCCGGCGCAGGGGGTAGCACCAGGCGGCCGTCACGCCGGCCACCTCCATGGCCCAGCGCCTGTAGTCGTAGGCATTGCCGCCGCCGGGCGGATTGCGCATGTAGTCCAGCAGCCGGGCGAGCAGTTCGGCGTCGGTCTCGGCGTCCGTGCCGCCGGCAAGCGTCAGCGCGGCTTGCGACTGGACGCCGGACGGCGTGCTGACCGCCAGCACGGGCTCGTCGGCGTAGTCCGGCACCGCGCCGACGCCGGATGCGCGGCAGGCCACGGTGGTCGTGCCGGTCTCCCCGATTTGGGCCAGTGCGTCCGTCAGGCACAGCAAGCCCGTGGCCACATGCTTGACGGCCGTGCCCGCCGGTATGGCCGCGCCGACCTGGCCGGCGAAGGTGACCGTGCCGCTGGCCACTGTTCCGGGCTTGCGGGTGATGCCGCGAAGTGCGGCGTGGCGCTCCAGGTTCTCGGTGTCGGCCGTGTCCGGCATGATCTGCCGGGCTATCCACAGCAAGTATTGATACAGGCCATAGACGGCCGACGAAGCGGCCATTGCCCGGACGTAGACGTCCGAATCCGCGTCTGTGGCCGCGTCCGGGAGCAGGTTTCTCACGTCGCGCAGGTAGGTGGCGCGTATGCTGTCGAAGTCGGGAATGTCGTACATCAGTACACCTGCACGGCATGGTGAAAGGTGGTGGTCCGCCCCAGTGCGTCGTCCACCTCGATGCGCAAATGGCAGCGGCCGTCATGGGGCTGTGTCGCGCTGACGCGTATGGCTCTGGCGCGTCCGTCGGCAATGAGCGGGGCCAGGGCCTGCTCGCTGTACTGCACGGCCAGCTTGCGCACGCGGGACACGTCCTTCTCGCGTTGCAACTCGTTGAGCCGCGAGCCCAGCGTCGCATCGGCCCACCAGGAGCCGCGCGGCGTCATCAAACGCACGTAGACGGCATTTCCTAGATGGTTTATATTAGCTTGTGCGTAATCCCCGGTGGTGGGATCAAGTCCCCTGTCGATGCCCATGGCCGCCACGGTAGTGGCGGAAGGGGTCGGGGCGATAGGTGAAGGGGTTCAGAAGAGGAGGATATGGTATGACCAAAAGGAAAAAAACTGAAGTCGAACTTAAAGAAGCCCTTGATGAGCAAATTTCACACATTAAATCTTCTTGCAAACTTTTCGACGAAGGGGATAGAAGTGAAGCCAAAAGAATTGCAGTAGCCACAAGGATCCTTGTTCATGACACAGACAAATCGATTTCTTTGCTGACGCAATTAAATGCAAAAAATTCACTGGAATTCATCGATACATCTTTTGAATTTTCTCCAAGCAATCTCATGAGCCATGAAGGGCTTACATACCAGCGTTCAAATAACGTTAAAACCGTATTTATGCCAATATTGGATGAATTTAACAATGCCAGACTTGTTAATTTCCCATGTTGGTGGGACGAAACTATAATAAAGCCACAAGATAACGTCACATTTTCGAGAAAGGATATAGTTCTATACCTAGCGAACAAGGACGGAGGAGCTCATATTGATCCAGACATAGAGGGAAAATTTGACAAGCTTCAGAAATTAGAAGCAACGGGATGGTTCCATGAGACCCCAGGACATAGCAGCTTAATCTTGGGCATTGAATTAGCTTCTGTGCGTCAAATAGGCCATGAGTTATTGGCTACACTGAAGCGTTATAGAGCCCAAAATTAATCCAGAAGAAATAGGCTGGGGATCAAGCAACTACTCCGCCTCTCCCGTCGTCCCTCCCGAATCCCCGGGATGGCGGTGGTGCACCAGACTCACGCCGCCGCTGACGTGATCGGTATCGGCCTGGCTGGTGCCGGTGATCCATAAATCCCCGTGCATGCGGGCGCTGCCGGCAGTGCCGCCGTCGCCGCCAAGGTCCAGGTCGGGACTGCGCAGTTCCATGTGCGTCGCGGCGCTCGCAACAAGCGTCCTGGTGTCGATGGTCACCGACTCCTCGGCCGCAATGCGCAAATCCTTGCAGTCGATCTCGATAATCCGCTGGTCCTTCAGGACAATCTTGGCGCCGCTTTGATTGTAGACGGCCACTTCGCCGCTTCGAAGCGCCGTCACGCGGTAGGCCCCGCACTCCGTGGCCACAATGACGCTGTGCGCGCTCTTGCCGCCCAAGGGCAGCACGATGCACTGCGTGCCGGCCGGCGGCGCGCTGGTAAAGCCGAAATGCTGCATCAACTCGCTGGCTTGCAGCTGTTCACCGGACAGCCCGTCGGCCTGCATAAGCTGCACGCCCGGCTTGGTGTCCAGGCCCGTCAACACGGCCCGGAATCCCTGGCGCACGCTGGCCAGGGCGCGGGCAATGCGGGCGTCGATCCGGTCCCACAGCGGATTGCTCATAGGTCCACCACCCGCAAGGCCTGCTTGGCCTTGCCTTTCTTGCCCTTGGCGGCGGCGGCCTGGTCCGGCAGCCAGACGCCGTCCGCCTTGAGGGTCAGCTCGGTATAGGTGCCGTTGCGCCGATTGCCCAGGATGGCCCGGTGCATCAGATAATAGATGGCGTCCAGGCCGTGGGGCTCGGAGACCAGCCGCACCCGCTGGCCGGGCCGCCAGGGCTCGCCGGTGCCGGCGCGATGGCCGCGTACGTTGGCCGCGATGGTCAGACCGTCAAGCGTGCTGTCGGCAATCTGCTTGCGGGCGCGGCGCACGGCCTCGGCCTGGCTGTCCACGTCGCCGTCGGTGAGGATCAGCGGCCGGTAGCCGGCCACGTCCGGGTCGCGCTCCACGGCGACCAGGTTGTGCTGCCCGGCCGCCGTCTCGGTGCCGTGCGTCTGGCCCAGCACCGTCACTTCGCTGTGCCGGCCGGACACGTCGTCCGTAACCGAAAGGCTCATGACGTTGTTGCCCAGGCCGTCAAAGCGCAGCAGCAAGTCGGCCACGGGCGGGGTCGTATAGTCCGGGCCGCCCACCACCAGCGTCCCGTCCGGCTCGCACCAGGCCCAGCAGCCGTTGGCCTCGCACAACCGCTTGAGGGCGTCCCAGGCCGTCATGCCCGGCTCGACCTCCACCTTTTTCTTGTGGCCGACGGCATCCACCCGCACCTTGGTCAGGCCCAGCGGCCGAACGAGCAGGTCCACGGCCTCGGCCAGGTCCACCTCACGCCGGGTGCGGATCGGCGCGGAACAATCCACCAGCACGGCCGCGTTGTCCCGGCCGCTTAGGGTCAGCACGTGCTCGCCCTTGGCGATGCTGCGCTCGATGCGGTCGATGCGGCCCGAAAGCACCACGTCCTCGCCAAGCAGCAGCTCCACCTCGGCCCAGGGTTTGACGTAGGCCGGCACCTGTCCGGCCGGGATGCCCAGCGAAACGCGCCAGGCGTCGGCCGGGGTGAGCAGATCCGATTCGACGCGGTAGCTGGTCCAGTCCCGGTGTTCATGACCGGCCAGGCGTAGCGTGATGTATTCGGGATCACTTGGCATAGTGCAGGATGGTCTGGCCCTTGGCCAGGAAATTGGGGTTGCGGACGCCGGGATTGAGCCGGGCCAGCTCGGCCGCCCTGGTGTAGTCGCCGTAGAGCCGATGCGCCAACAAGTGGAAATTGCAGGGGCTGGACACGGCCGTGGCAAGAAGCGGCGGATTGAGGTGGATGACCGCGCGGCCCAGTTCCTGGATGTCCAAGGCTGCCGTGCGCAGGGTTTCGGCCAGGGGATAGGACGCATGCGTCGGCAACACGGCCGTGGCGTCGTCGATGGCGGCCTGCATGCGCGCCCGCGTGCTGCCAACGACGGTCTCCACTTCGGCCGGGGTCAGGCTCGGGACCGTGATCTCGGCCGAAAGCACCCGGGAGGCCTCGGCCACCACTGCCACGGTCCTGGCCAGGTTGGTGGCCAGGGCGCCGTAGGCCCAGGCCTGGCCGGCGACGGTGGCAAGGTCGGGGGCCTGCCGCGTTACGGCATCGACCGCCGGGGCCAGGGTAAAAACCGGCTGCGGTCCCGGCTCGTCCGCGACCGGCCCGCCCAGAATGGCGCCGGCATAACTGCCGACGGTCGCGGGAAAGGTCAGCACTTCCCCGGCGACCGTCAGCGGCAGCGCCACAAGCTCGCCGGCAAAGCGGGCGAACGGCAAAAAGGCCCCCACCGCCGCCTCGGGCAGGGCCAGCGCCGTGTCCAGCACGGCCCCGGCCACGGCCGTGGCCTCGGTCCAGACGACCAGCGGCGCGGTCAGCACGGCGTCGAGCACGACGAGCGGGAGCGCGGCCACGTCCCGGGCCAAGGCCAACACGGCGTTGACGCCGGACACGGCCTCGGCCACGGCCAGCACGCACGGCAGGGCCGCTATCGTATCCACCCAGGAGGCGTAGACCGAAAGCATCCAGTCCCGGGTATCGGCCACGGCCTGGGCCAAGTTGCAGGCCCTGTCGTCGGCCTGCCCCAGGGCCGTGCAGGTTGCGGCGAAAAACGGCTGGTCCTGGCCGGTCTCGATCATGACCATCTCGATCTCGGCGTAGTCGGGATGGTCCTCGTGGTGGTCGATCTCGTAGGAATACACTGACACGGTGACGGAGCCGAACACCGGGTGGATCAGCTCGCCGGGGCCGGAAACGTCCAGCGCCCCGATCAGGTCGTCCATGTAGGCGGCGTACTCGTCGCCCCAGAATACGGCCCGGATGGTGAACTTGCGGGGCCGCCGGCCCATGTCCTCCATTTCGGTGCCGTCGCGGTAGGGGTATTCGTGCTGGACCAGCGCCCGTTCCGCCCCGTCCCGTGTCGAAATGACCGCGAAATACACCCCGCGAAAGGTGGCATCGAGCAGATCGTCCCGCCAGGCCATGCGTCCTCCGTCAATTCCGCAACGAGTCGGTCTTGTTGTATTCGTTGACCGCCCGGGCCACCTCGCGGCCGTCCAGGTGCAGGACGGACTCGATTTTGATGTTTTCCTGGCGCGGCTGGACCAGTTCGCGCGCGCCCTGCTTGGTGTCCTCGGAAGGGCCGCCGCCGAAAACCTTGTTGCCCACGAGCTTGCCCAGCCAGTCGCCGCCGAAGTAGCCCAGGGCGCCGCCGGCCAGACCTCCCGCAACGCCGCCGACGGCCGTGCCCAGGCC